AAGGGACCTGTCCACCAGGGTAGCGATCTTCTGAGCGTAGCTCCTTGTATAAATCTACTGCAGAGACTCGCGTACCAATAATAATCAATTTACCAGTAGGGTTCAAACGAGAGCGCACATCCTGGGTAAGCCATCTAATCTGCTTCTCAAACTCGTTGGCGTTCTTTAAGGTTACTGCGTCATCTACTATAATCATATCGGCACGCTTACCGTAGATCTGACCACCGATACCGACGGCTTCGATGTTCGGGTCCTTCTCGCTGGACTCACGAAGCTCATCACCAAAGGTGACACGGGTAGCCTGCCACGAGGCTGACTTAGAGTTAAACCCTACGCCAGCAGCGTAAGCCTGTTGGAGTGCTTCATAATTTGGATGAGTCAGGCGTTGCTTGATGGCGTAGAGAAAGTCTGCAGCTAACTGCTGCGTCTGAGATACGATGAGTACTCTAAAGTTAGGGTTCTGACACACCTGCCAAGTGACGTAATCAATGGTCACAGTCATAGACTTGGCGTGGTTGGGCGGGATATTAAGAAGGATTCTGTTATTAGCCAGACCCTTTTCATACTTCATACTAGGATGTAGCCAGCCAGGTTCTCTACCTTCGATTACATCTATGAGGTTCTGCTGGTGTGGGAAAGTGCGGGAGTGTAGGTAGCGCTGGCGAAAGTCTGGAAAGCTCAGGTCGTGTACATCAGATGCTGCAAAGGATTTGTCCTTGAGACCAAGGCGTGTTCTATCAACCTTGTCTGTAAAGATCTTGTCAGTTCTACGATAGTACTCATAAGTCTTAATGGATTTACCAGCCGAGGCACAAGCTGCCTCAATGGTCATACCCTCTGCTACAGCGCCAAGGATGATTCTCTTGGCTATGTCTGCACTATTGTCAGCCACGTGATCTCCTAAAACTTATGGGGGACGGGCCGGAATCGGATTACATCTTTACTAGTCGAGGGTGATTTTCCTACTGGTAAATAGACCTATCCCCACTAAAAGTACTGGGCAGGTCGGGCTTAGCGCCCGAGGGAGCTACAGCGAACTGAGGGGTAAGTCAGTACTCGGCCTAGGGGCCTCGCTAGAGGCCATACCGTCTCTGCTCAGGGCTTTTCCTATTAAAACCCCTTACTATATATAAGGCAGGAAATTTAAGTGATTTCCCGTTTTAGGAATGTGAGTTGTATCACACCTACTATAACCGCAGGTCAGAGCTATATTACGCGATCTCACTTTAGGAAATATATTTTGTTGGGGAGTACCGGGACCCACGCTGGCAGAATAACAATGCCCGGGTACCCGTTCCGGCCAGACCCTAACCGTATGGCTAAGGGTTAGACACTTACGGCCTAGATGTCTAGGGAGTTAGTAAAGCGATAGGGGCGCACTACCCTCCCGGCACACCTAACCCTTAACCCTTGCAGCTATTAAGTATCGGCCTAACCTTGCAAGGCCTAGCCCTATCCGGCTAACCGATAGCCATAACCGGTGAGCTATCGCCTAGCCTTATCCGGTGATCTAGTGCCATAACCCTTAGACATATGGCGCGGATATGTCTAGCCAGAACTCTACTAAATCGTTATCTAATCGTTACCTAATTAAGCTCAATTAGTCTTGTGTAAGGTATAGTCACGTGTATGTTTATCCTAGTGAATAGCTCACTACATAGCGAAAGGGTTAAGTAATGAATACATACAAGTATATTTATGAGGATCTTAAGCAGACTATTACTAACGGTGAAGATATGGAAAGTATCCGCGATAATAGTGGAGAATGGATCGATGGCTATCTTCCGATTTACAATAATAATATCATTGAAGAATGGCAGAATATGCCGGGAGAATACGATAATCGTGGCGCGGCAGAATTAGGCATTCCTCGCGATATATCGATCATATCTTTAATGCAATTAGATTTATATCTTTACTATTCTGACGTATTCTCTCAAGTACTTACCGATATTGCGAAAGAATTGGAGAGTGTTGCATAATGATTACACAAGACAAGCCTATGAGCTCAACACACTTAATCTTATGCCTATCCGGTGATATGGAGATAGATCCGGGCCTAATTGTGGAGACTATTAAAGAAGATCCGGATCTTATGCGGGTAGTGCGCTCATATGGCGCGGGAGACTTTACCTATGCACAAGTATTAGACACGTTAGCAGACTACTTTTAACTAGTTGCGAGACTATCGGCTAAGGCCTTAGATCCTTAGCCGGTGGCCGGTAACTAGGCCGGAAAGTGAAAGGGTTAAGTAATGGATAAAGTAATGCAGGAGACTAAGCTAGACACGCTCACAATAGGCGCAGGAGATCTGGCAGACTTACTATCTGGCGCAAGTGTAGCTATGGATAAGGATAAGAATGCAATATCCCGGCTAAGTAGCGTGTACCTATCGGCTACCGGTGGCAAGGTAATCGCTAAGGCTAGCGATAGATATCGCCTAATTGTAGGAGAGATTACGCTAGTGGGAGAGAGTGAGCTAGGAGAATGCCAGATCCGCGCTAATGACGTAAAGAATATCCTGGCAACTATTAAGGCTAACAAGATAGCGGGAGAGATTACCCTTACACGCCTAGGCGATAGCCTAAGTATCGCTATCGGTGGCACTAGCCTAAGCGTGTACCTTGGTGGAGAGACTTTCCCGCCATATGAACACTTACTAGCGGGAGAGAGTGTACCGGTGGTCGGTATATCCTTTAACGCTACCTATATGGCAGACTTTGGCAAGGTACCTTGCTCGCATAAAGGTGGCCAGCTAATGGTGGAGTTTATGGGAGATAATAAGCCTATTAAAGTAACTATCCCGCACAATAAGATTACCTGGAATGCGTTGCTTATGCCTATGCGCGTAAGATAATTAGTAGCGTACTATCTTATTCTATCCTAATACGGTAGAGTAAGGTAGTCTGCAGCTAATCGTTAGCGCAGAATATGGGAGAGGAAGATAGCGATGAACACTAGCGAACTATTAGGTGGCAACACTTATACGCAAGCTATGGCGTGGGAGCAAGCGGGAGAGAGTGTACGCATAGGGCAGAAAATCCGCGTAACCTTTCAAGGATTAGCTGCTAAGTCCGGCTATGCCTATCGCGAGGAAGGATCTTGGTTAGGTATCCGCTATACGTGGAAGTCTATGCGTTGGTGGAGTTTACTTAATTACAATAACCCGCTTGTTAGATTGGAAGTACAGGAGCTAACCGGTGAGGGTAAGCCTTATTGGATAACACTATGGGAGAGGGAGGTAGAGTAATGCAATACTTAACGCCTAGAGGTTGGCTAGTAACTGGGATTTTAATTGGGTTGGCTACTTGGGGACTCTGGGAGGTAGCAAGTCACCTCCTATGGGTGGGAGACGGTTGGCGTTGGTGTAAAGACTTATTAGAATGCGAGGGTAAGTAATGCAAGAATTAAGCGAGACTAATTACCGTATTAGTATTCGAGAGTTCGAGGATATGGAGAGCGAGAGCCAGAGAGCGTGGTTAATAGATCTATTAGACACTAACGGTAATTGCATAATCGAGGGAGCCGGCGTAGCCGGTACTTTAATGGCAGCTATGGGAGAGGCGGGTAAGGCTATTACCTTACACCTAGCTGATGAATGGCTAATGGCAAGGGGGACACTATGAGTAAAGTGAAAGAGTGCGTAGAGCCGGACGAGATGACGTGGGAAGATTGCGATAAGCCAGAGCACGATAGTTGCTACGTAATGGTATGTCCTGGGTGTAATACCCGCTTTCCAGATTGCGAGGATAACTAATGGGATATGAGCCAGAACTTAACGATCCCGTATTTAATGAGCCGGAATACTGGCGTTGCGTTGGGTGCAATAAATACTTTCACCCAGATAAATATGATTGGCACGTGGACGAGGAGTGTCCTGGTTCACTAGGAGCAGGAGAGGGAGAGAATAATGAATGAAGAATACCTAGCAGCTAAGGCTAACCTATGCCTTAATCAAGCTGAGATAGACTTACAACAGGAGGAGATAGCCAAAGCTATCAAGAATCTAGAGCGTGCCAATAGTGCGCTATCACGCCTATTCGGGCTAAGAGAAGAGGGCGAAAATGAGTAATATCTATACCATACACCCAAAGAAGTCCCCACTTATCCTGTTGTATGAGGTAGTGGACGAGAACGGGAACGCTGAATGGGGAGGTAATAACGCTGAGCATTGTATGCAATGGCTAAGCCTTGCTCCTAGCAACTCCCGTGTGCTGGTATCTGGGTGGGAGAGCGACGAAGAGGACGCTCACTTAGTGGGTCAGAGCCTAGACATCACCGACATCATTAAAGCAGCCAGCTTATGAGTCTAGCGTTAGGTCTAATACTAGTAATGCTGGTAGCATATGTGCTTATAGTGTGGGAGGACAAGATCAATGGAGAGTAAGCAGGTAAGCGGGAGACAAGTAGTTCATTACCGTAACTATCGAAGAGCAAGAGATAGGGCGCTAGTGCGCCTAGCTCACCTATATCCGGACACGTATAAGCAACTGCTTGATGAACAAAGGAGTTTTGATGAGCAAGAGGGCAAGACTTGGAGTATTAACCCTGATAGTAGGCTTACTGTTGGTATTCATACCAGAGCAAACAACGCACCACCCTTTGGAGATCCCGCAGATGCAGGCGAGGACGAAGGCAACTATGGAGGAGAAGCGTGAGAACAAGGCACTTATCATTAGTTACCTCAACGCACTCGGTTACAACAACAGTCAGGTCAAATGTGCGCTCACCCTTTGGACCCGTGAGAGCAGGCTTGACCACCTTGCAGACAACAAACGATCCAGTGCTTACGGAATTGCTCAGCTCCTTAGAGAGAGAAGTAGCGACCCTAGTATCCAAATCCTCCACGCTGTGCGATACGTTGAGCACCGTTACTCAGGAAGTTTCTGCCGTGCTCTCCAGCATAGCAACAGACGAGGCTGGTACTGATGATATTACTTGGTGATGCAGTTGAGCAATTAAAAACATTGCCAGATGAGAGTGTTAATTGCGTAGTTACCAGCCCTCCATATTGGGGGTTACGTGACTATGGAAATGATGGACAAATAGGAATGGAACCCACACCACAACAATATATAGACAAAATGGTTGA